TAAATTGTATATTTATTTAATATATTTATTTAATATTTTTTTTATTATTGTTTTTTTAAACACTTTGCCCAAAACCACAAAAAACCTAATAGTGATGTTACGATAATATATAAACAACCATACACTACAAATCTTTTTGTTGAAACTTTTTTATCATCAGAATTAAATATACCATCACTTATAAAATAAGTAACAAAAAATGCAGCTATACAAACAAGCACTATAACTATTCTAAACAACATCAATATATATATATCTTTTACACCAACAAACGTAATAATACCATTTGATTTTCCAGATTGACTATCTTTTGTATCTGATATTCCATATTCATTTAAACTAAAACTAAATGGATTGTAATGTTTTACTATCAGCTTAAGTATAAGTTTGCCAGATTCTAACATTTAATGTATATTTTATATAATCTAATATAATTTAATATAAAATAAAAAAATTATATAAAATAATATAAAATAATATAAAATAAATATTATTTTATTAAAATATCATTATATTGATTGTTAACCAATATAAATTTTCCATTTTTATATAAACAATTCAAATCTTCTGAATTAGTGTATGTGCAAGTGCTTCTTAAACCTCCTAAATAATCATTTAATGTGTTTATTAATTTACCTTTGTATTTTATTTTTAAATATCTACCTTCAGATGTTCTATATTTTAATGTATTATTATTACCATAATGATTTTGTATTGCATGTTCAGAACTCATACCATAAAAAATTTTATATTTTTCATTGTTTATTTCTAATATATCTCCTGGATTTTCATCATGACCAGCAAAACTACCGCCTACCATTACAAAATCTGCACCAGCAACAAAAGCTTTTGCTACATCACCAGGACAAGTTATACCTCCATCACTTAAAATATGAAATTTTTTATTATTTATAGAATACTTTTTAGCATATTCAGAACATTCTAATATACATGATAATTGAGGCATACCAATACCTGTTTTTATTCTGGTTGTACATGCTGAACCAGAACCTATACCTATTTTAATAATATCTATACCTATATCTATTAAATTTTTAACACCATCAATTGTACATACATTTCCAGCACAAATTATTTTATTAGAATATTTTAGTCTGATTTTTTTACAAAATTCATAAAAATTATTTATATAACCATTAGCAATATCTATACATATATATTTGCAATTGAAATTATCTAATATTTCAACTAAATTATTATAATCATTATCGGATATACCCGTAGAAATCATAAATAATTCAGGATTTAAATCTATATCAAACTTTTTTTTAAAATTTAAAAAATCATTTAATTTATAAAATTTATTAAATACAGTAATCATATTATGTTCATGTAGAACATTATATACTTCAAATGTTCCAGTAGTTGTCATATTTGAAGCCATTATTGGTATACCATTATAAGTTTGATTATTGTTAAAATTTTTAGTAACATTTAAATTTACAGAATCTCTTGAATTTATACTAGATTTACAAGGTAATATTAATACATCTTTAAAATCATAATATTTATCATCACTATAAAATTTACTATTTTTCATAATATAAAAATAATAAAAATAATATTTAAATTATTTTTATATGTTTTTTTTCAATATCAAAAAATATATTATTATATTATTTTAATAAAGTATATATATGTCAGAAACAGATAATGAAATAGATTTAGATAGTATTAATAAACCTATTTATAAAGATGCAATTGAATTAATGAATTTTGATAGTATAGAAGGTGATGACTTAGTGGCGCGCTATAACAATTGTTTTGACCGTGATAGTAATGATAAAAATAAAAAGAATTTTATGATACAAAATGATTTTGATTACAAAAAATTTTTTGTAATAAGATCTAATCGTAGATTAGAACCAGATACCGATCAGCTTGATTATAGTAGTATAATCGATGTAAGTGAACCATATATTAGAACAAATAATAATCAGGATATTGAAGGTCTTAATGGTGATTTTAAAGAAATATGGAGAAATAATTTAAATGATGAAGTTAATTTATTTATAGATTCTATTATAGCATGTACTATAATAAAACATAAATTTCAATATCAAAAAACACATAATTTAATAGAATGTAACAAAGTACTAGAAAATATTGGATGTTATTGTATTTATCCATTTATTGAACTCAATACTAGCACTGAAGATGATGCTACTACATCTACAACATATAAAATTTCATTACCTAAAATATTAAAATTACCAACACAAGATATTTTGAATAATAACAATTATGCAGAAAAAGAAGATATTTGTCCTATGTTCAATGTTGATGATAATAACGATAAAAATGACTTACAATTTTTAGAATCTATAGATATATCTATAGATGATCAAATAACATATCAAACTATGAAGGACAAAATAAAACAATCATATTTCATCAAAAATATATTGTATACTGATGAAATGGATAATAAAAAATATAATGAATTAGGTGTGAATTTTGCAGATGGAATAAACAATCTTATTGAACATAATATTTACAAAGAGTTTATAAATATGTATGAAAATTATAGTAATAATGAAAATAAGTTTTCTAAATATTTAATAGAACCTCCATCTACTGATGCTGACCCAAATAATGGTTCAACTGCTAATGAAATATATGTTGGACAAACTGGTTTAACGGATAGTACTACTATAAGTACTAATAATAAATATTTGTTTCCTATACATATTATACCAAAACCTTCATCTTCAAAAATAAACGAACTACAAAAAAGTATACAAAAACATGTTCAAGAACAGATAGATGATATATATAGTAAAATACCTAAAGTTCACAAAACTTATACCAAGTTAGTATACAAAAAAATGATAATAAATTCTATATATTTTACAAGTGAAACATATAGAAAAGATAACAGTCAATCACCATCTATTACAGATAAAACTGGTAATCGTATTAAGAATAATTTGTGGACTAAATATAGCTATAAAGATGATTTATACGCAGATGTAAGTAATAATAAAAATATAGTAGGCTTAAATCAACAGGAAATTTCTGAAGACAACGGTGATAAATTTTTACATTATCATTTTGTAATAGATGTTGCCTTTCCTATATGTAATACTAATCCTATTAGATCAGGTTTAACAGACGTTCTTTTAAGTAATAATTTAATTGTTATTATTTTATCATATTTAACGGGCATTATACTTCATGCATTAGTATCATGTTGTTTAGAATTTTGGTTGCAATATGGAAGTGGAACAGAATGTATTTATATTACAAATACTTGTAAAAATATTGGTAATATTAAAGATCATCATATATCTTTAATTGAATATTATTTTAGATATAGATTGAACAATTTTCCATATCAACATTGTATGGCTAACATAATACAAAGTGGTGGTAATATAAGAAAATTTAATTATCCATCTTTTGGAACAGACGAAACAAGAAAGTGTATACCCGAAGATTCACGCTCTATGTATGATAATAAACGTCCATTTCCATATAATATAGTTGATTATGCTGAAAAAAATTTTGATGCTGAAAGTATAAAATATTTATTTAGAATAATTTTCATATTTATATTATGTTTTTTATTGCCATTTAGATTTTTATTCAACAAGAGTTTAGATAAATTATCTTATTTTTATAATAAGTATATTATCAAGAGTAAATTAATATCAAGTATATTATTTATATTATTACCATTAACGATTCCCTTTATGGCAATATTAATTGTTTTATCATTAGGATTGTCTTTATTATTATTTTTTCTTTATTCATTACTATCTATTGTGCATGTTATTTCAGCTATGATAGTTCCAGCTTATTATTATAATGATAGCGTATGGGCTAAAATAACTGGTTTATTAGGTTCAATATCTGGATTCGGAGTACTTTGTTTACTTATAATGTTGATATATGAAAGTGCAATAAAAACTAAAGATCATTCAGAATGGTATAAATTATCAGTTTTTTGGAAGTTTATCATAATAATTGTAGGAATCACTTCAACTTTTATTTTGTTTTTAATAAAAAATGTTATCGAAATAAAAGATCCTATGTTAAATGAAATAGGTTTCAATAAAAAATTTGATCGTTTTTATAAAATATTATTTGAAATTTTTGATTATGAAAATTTACAATCAAAACAAAAAAATGAGTTAAAAAATAATAGAATTGAAAATGAGGTATATAGAGAAGATGGTAATAGAAAATCTAAACCTTTATATGAGTGGTTAGCTACTAAATCAAGTAAAATATCAGTATTTATGTTTAAGGTTATATTATTAGTTGTAACTGTAACAAGTTATTTTTTTAACAATGATGACAAATATAATAAAACTTTTTTAAAGATAATTTCAGTTTTAGTTTCATTATTAGTATATTCAATTTTAACTAATGGTTTAAATGCGTTTTTTGTACATTCAGCTGAAAAACAATATAGATTTGTATCTCCAGAAGTAGAAGTGTGTACTAAAACTTTTTTATCTCGCTTTTGTGGTAAAAAAGACGAGTTTCCTTATAAACTTGCTGTATTTTTAAAAGGTCTAGCTTGGTTTTTTATGGGTGGTTTAATAGCAAGTATGACTGTGTGGTCATCTATTGAAGGTGGAAACAGGTTTGAAGAGGAGTTTGAAACTATAAATAGAGATAAACAAAATAAAACTGAAAATCCTGCTAATTCAGAAGGTGGAATTAAAGTATACAATAAGTTAAATATAGCAACAAAAAATTCATTAGATATAGCTGAATTTATTATATTTTTAAAAAAAATAGTGTATTTATTATGTCTTTCTATCGTAATGTTTTTTACAGTTCTATTATTACCATTTATTCTGGTAATATTAACAATATTTATATTTTTGGAAATTTTATATATATTTATAATAGTTCCTTTTACTAAAGGCGGTCATTTCTTTTTTAGAATAATGAAAAATAGATATAAAATATTAACATATTTATTATGTATAGGAGTAATTGCTAATATTAAACAACGAGAAATGTTTGGTACAAACAATACAAATATAGTAGTTTATACTATGTCTGGAATATTAGGATTTATAATGATTTACAATTTTGTAAATGAATGATGAATGATGAATGATGAATCATAAATGATGTATAATGTATAATGTATAATGTATAATGTAAAATGTATAATGAATAATATATAAATAATAATTTAATAAATATAAAAGATTTAAAAAGTAATAATTTATAATTTATATTATGACTAAAAATCAAAAATCAAAGAAAAATTTGCCTTTAGTAAGTATATGTACTCCAACATTTAATAGAAGACCTTTTTTTGAATATACTATTAAATGTTTTAATCATCAGGATTATCCAAAAGATAAGCTAGAATGGATTATTATTGATGACGGCAGCGATCCAATAGAGGATTTAGTTAAAACTATAGAACAAGTTAAATATTTTAAATATGATGAAAAAATGCCTCTTGGTAAAAAAAGAAATATAATGCATGAAAAATCAACAGGAGATATAATAGTTTATATGGATGATGATGATTATTATCCACCAGAACGAGTATCACATGCTGTTAATATGTTATTAACTCATCCATCAGCATTATGTGCTGGTGCAAGTGAAATATATATATGGTTTAAACACATACAAAAAATGTATCAATTTGGTCCATATGGGCCCCAACATGCTACAGCTGGAACATTTGCATTTAAAAAAGAATTATTAAAAGATCATAGTTATAATAATAATGCTTCATTAGCAGAAGAAAAAGAATTTTTAAAAAATTATACAGTTCCATTTGTTCAATTAGAACCAAAAAAAACAATATTAGTATTTTCTCATATACATAATACATTTGATAAAAAAAAATTATTAGAAAATGGAGAAAATAAATATCAAAAAGTATCTGATAAAACAGTTGAAGAATTTGTAAAAGATGATGAAATAAGAGATTTTTATATGAATAAAATTGAAGGGTTATTAGAAAATTATGAACCAGGCGATCCATCTAACAAACCAGACGTTTTAAAACAAATAAAAGAAATAGAAGAAGAACGCAAAAAAATGATGGAAAATAATAATGGAGGTAAAATTGTTTTAAATCAAGATGGTCAACATATTGAATTAAATAATGAACAAATAGTTGAAATACTTAAAAAACAACAAGAACATATTAAAGAATTAATATCTGCACATAAAGAAAAAGATAAATATATTGAAATATTACAAAATAAAATATCTAGTGAATCATCTAATAACAATAATCATAATAACAATAATAACAATAATAACAATAATAACAACAATAACAATACTATAATAGAAAAAATTAATCAATTAGAAAATGTATTAAATGAAATAAAAATATTATGTTTGTAATTTATATATATGAATAAATTTTGTATAAATATAATTATAATAAATATAATTTTTGTCACAATATATTTATTGTATGATATATTTTCTAATGTAGAAAATTCATTTGATAAAAGAAATTATAAATATTTACAGGTTGTTAATAATACTAATAAAAGTAAATCATATAATATATTAATTAAAATAACATTATTAATTATATTTTCTTTGATAACCTTAGTATTTTGTAATCTTGGTTTACAAATATTAAGTTGGATTCCTACAATATTATTGTTTTTAACATTTTTTATGTTATTTAATTTTCCATTATATATATATATAACTAATTCTGAACTTGATGAAAATATAGAAGAAGCAGAAGAAGCAGAACCCGAAGAAGAGCTTA